CTGGTAGTATCCCTGCATTTCTTCTCGTCTCTTGCGAAGTGCATTTTCATCTGGTATACTATTATTAAGAAGATTGTCAAGGTCGTTACCTCTGCTGGCGGAATCGCTGCCTGGAGACTGTAACCACTTGGCAGTCTTTTCTTTATTTATATATGACACTCTACCTTTTTTTAGATTGTGCTCTATAAACCAATCATAATCTGTGCCATTTTCTCCACCTTTCCCATAAGCACTGCTGACAGCATTCACCTGATAACGATTGCGTTCAACATCAAGTTCTAAAGGAACAATAATAGTAGACCCTTGTGCATCCTTTAAGTCTAATACAACAACCTTACGCCCAGCATACGAATCTAAAACCATCATCGGGTCAGCCATAGCACGTGGAACTTGTTTTAGCAGCTCCGGAGTCATGCCATCGGAATGGCCGTCAAAAATATGTTTGATCTTGCTTCCGTCGATAGTTACAGGCAAAATTTTACCGCCTGCAAGACCCAATGCAAGCGGTGTCGTCATAACATTATAAGTTTTAGTATCGTTTATTTTCCCTGCAGTATATTCATCTACGATGCCAGCAAAGTTTCTTTCATCCTCAATCAATTTTTCGTTAGCGCTTTTAGTTTGCATATATCGGCCCTTAGGCGTACTGACAAAACGCTTGAAGCTTACAGGGTTATCCCTGAAATACTGCATAGGGTCATCAGGATATTGAGTTCTTGCTGCACTTTCCAACAACACCATAGCCTGTAATGCTTCTTGATTTGTTGCCCCGCTCTGTCGAAGTTCGTTTACCTTTTCGGTTTTCCAATTTTCAAATTCATCTAAATTATATTTTACTTTCTGATATTCCTTCGCAATTTCTTTCTGCAGACGTTCATTATTCACAGAATACCCATCATCTTCAAATGTTACACTATCTTTGACGGCATTCATAAAATCTGCATTCTTTGCTACCATTGCTTCAAAGTTTCCTACGGAAATATCTATGGTCTGACCAGACTTTGCTGCTTGGATAATATCTTCTTGATCTAATCCAAGCGTTTCTGCGACATCATTAATATTTTGCGTTTGAGCATACTGATACAAAACTTCGCCATCCACCTGAACAAATTCGCCTTGTAAATTGGCATTCACTACAGACGCTGCATAAGAAGGATCAGCTCCGCTTTTTTTGATTCGCTCTGCACCTTCTTCAAGCATATTAAGCCGCTCTTTATGTATTTCTTTATCAACGTGTTTATTGATATTGTCAGTGAGAACTTTCACGCCGCCAAAACCAGCACCAAACACACCACCAATTAACCCAGAATAAATAGCATCTTTGGACATTTCAGGGAAGGCTTTAATTATTTTATCAGTAAGTTCTCCAATACTGGCATTTGGGTTTTTAGCTATAATATCGCTTACCCCTTCGGGGAACTCCTGCAATGCTTCTGTAAAACCTTCGTCTACTCCGCGTTTAATTATCTCAGTAATTTTTTGCATGTACCCTTTTCCGCCAGGAACTTTAGCAAGGACTTTTTCCATACCTGTTTTTTCTAATATGCCTTGAACTACAACATTTGTAATTAAAGGCAATTTCATATCTTCAAATTTTACACCTTCAGCATTTAACCGTTCATACTGACTACCAGCTATTTGTGATCCCATAAAGGCTGTAGCAGAAGTAGGTCCAGCAGCTATTGAAAGACCGACTTGAGCAACAACTTGAGGTGTATTTTCCAATAAATCAAGTCCAAACTGTCCAAGCGCAGTATCACCTTTAACAGGTGTTTTTGACAATAAAGGAGATTTTGCAACTTCTTCCAAAGACACATCTTTCTCTCTACCAGTACTGCCAAGTACATTTCCTGCAGTATATAACGCTCTGAATGCTAACGGCATATTAATTCCTAAGGTTTGTTCGTTTTGTGCTGTACTCTCATTGAATTTTTCGAGAGCAATTCCATAATTTGCAATATTGCGTACAGTTCCTTTAAAACCATTCCATAAAGAAGTCATTATTTTATGTTCTTTAGCATCTACATACTGTTGGTCAAGAAAATCAAAATTTCTTTGTTCTATAGATAGTTTTTTAGGTTCATGAAGGGCATTGTAACTTAAAGGATTATATCTTGATTCAAACTCAGACTGTAACATTCTCATTCTTTCGGCATCCATTTTTTCACCTCGTTATCATATATAACCTTGCTGCGTTCATAATTTCTGTTGTACCATTAGACAGTCTTACAGAATATAAATCATCTCCAATTTGGTTAACACTCTCTATACCACTACGTTTATAGTCAGCTAAACTTAATTCAACAAGTTCATCGCTATCGACCCAAGTGCCTCTAGCTTTCATATATCCTACAGGCCGCTTAGTTATAATGTCTTTACCTTTTTCAATCACTTGATATCTTGTCGGAACAGCTCCTGTTTTCTGACTTTCGCTAACAACCCATTCTTTCAGTTCCGGTAATGCTCCAATCCACGCAGCCTTTTGAGCACTATCATCTTTTATATCCCCCACAACTTGCCGCCTTATGTCATCATCCCAATCATATTTAAATATCCCTTCGCCTTTTAAATATTTATCATATGTTTTATTTGCCTCATAAATTTGATCTTCATTAAATCCTTGTACTTTACTAAAGTTAAGATATTCTTCACGTGAACGAAAAACATGATTTCCAAGCATATCATTTACTCTATCTACAGTTGTAGAAGAAGCTTTAGCACCACTGCTCTTTCCACCACTCTCATAAAAAAAATTAGCAGCAGTCTTTAGTTTATTACCAGTTTGAAAATCCAATCCTACCATAGATTTTATTTCTTTTAATGCATCTTCATATGAAATGCCTTGTTGGTACATCTCATATACTGTATTAACTGCATTATTGAACACTAAATCATTCTGTGCCTTGATGCGTCTCTTATTATCGGCCATCATAGTTTCAGCCATTTGTTTTATTCTGTCCATTCTTCTAGCACTCAGTCCACTTGCGCCGAGCCTGCTCTCGCCTTTGTAGTTTGTGAAGTCGAGATGGAAGTGCCCAGCTGTTGCATAGTCAGACGGATCATCGTACTCATTCAAAACTTTTAGCCCTGGGTAGGCACGTTCCAGCTCATCGGCCACTATGTTGCGGCTGGATTTATCCAATTCAGCTAACTTATCACTGGCAATATCGGCCCCTACACCTTCATAATGTGCGCTCCCCGGGGCATGGCCGCTGTAGTCATACCTTGTACTTGTTATATATACATCATCTATGTCATATTGATTAAGTATACCTGTTATGCCTTTTATACCCTGTACTGCGTTTTCCTGCATTCCTTCAAAGCTTACGCCGTCTTTAAATGTATACTTGCCTTCGGGTACAGTTCCTTTTGATTTGAAAAAATTGACAAGAAAGGCGTTCTGTTCCTCAGGATCCGTTATATTCCTTCTCACCAGCTCTTTAGCTGCATCACTATTTTCAACATATTCCTGTTCGCTATATAAAGCTGCTTTCAGCTTTGTGCGTACCTCTGGAGATATTTTGTCCCGGAAATAGCTGAGCCTATCTCTGGCAAGTTTATAGTTATCACGGTTCACTGCATCGTTGACCAATATAGCTGCATAACGGTTCGCCATCTCTGTTTCCACTTGTTTGTACTGTTCTTCCGGTAGATCTGGGAACATACTTCTATACAAGCCTTCCATTATCGGATAATTCTCAAGCAAGCTCTCGCCATCGATTACACCGTTTATCAAATTATCTGCAGACTGATCAAAGACATTTTGTTTATATTTTTGTGTTTCCTGTTCCTGAAATTTATAGAGCTGTACGCCGTCAGTAGCAAGGGTATTATCTGTTATACGTTTAAAGGCCTGTTCGCCCAATTTATAGCGGATACCAGATTTTGCATAAATACGTTCTGACAATACATTTGCGTCTTTTAAAAAGTCGTTTATCACACCGGCTGAATTACTACCCTGACGCTTTTGCATGTAGTCAACTTTCAGTTTGCCAAGTTCAAGATTAAATTCGTTCGTAGCCTTTGCCACACGCAGTGCTTCGTTTTGCTCCTGCTCTTTATTCAAAACATCCAGTCCTGCATTGAATGCTTTTCCGATAGTACCATACATATTAGCCGCTGCTCTGTTTCCGGCATCGTTATATTCTACACCTACACGTTGTCCACCAGCAGTAGGGTTCACAGAAGACTGGTTACTTCTTACTATTATTTTTGTCATCAGCCATACCTCCAAGTATTCTGTAAATGGAATTATACGCCTGCATCAAGTCACGTTCTACCGTCTGTACCGACGTATTTATTCTCATAGCAATCTGATAATTTTTAAGATCGTCTATAAATTTCAGTTCAATTATTTCTTGCTGTCTCGGGGTCAGCTTCGCCTCGTCTACGATCATGCGAAACTCTGCCTTACCGGAAGTCAGCAACCAGCTCTTTGTCCACGATCTGCAAGCTTCCATAATAATCACCTGCTCGCTGCTATTGTTCCAACTAATGCCCCTCCGATAAATCCCCATAAAGCCTTCTGTTTTTGTTTCAATTCACTTTTGGATTGTTCTTTCTTTATTTGTTCGCTCAACGTCTCTAAGGATTTGTTTTGCTCTGCTATTGTTTTTTTTGAGTTCGACAATGATTCCTGCGCACTCGTTAGCTCGCTCCTTATCTTCTGATAAGATAAACGCTGCTCTTCGATTAGCTTCTTCAGCTCGTTCGAGTTCATCTGCTGCAGTTCCAACGTGTTCGACAGCTCGGTCAATAGAAATTCCTGTCTGTCGATTATCGTCTGCAATTCGCTGAACTGTTCCCTGGACATCGTTATTGTTTCCGGAAGTTCCTCTGCAAAACAATTTAAAGAAAATGATAAGCACAGCAATAAGGGCAAAACTAATAATAAGATACTTGCTATACCTGATTTGTTTTTCTTCATTCACTTTCTGCCCTTCTTTCAAATTAAATTCTATTTCATTACCATTAAGATAGTTCTATTTTCAATATAATCAACCTGTGCGCCGTTTTCTATACTCCTACTTATATTTCCTAGTGTTTTGGAGATAAAACAACGCACAGGCTAATTCTGCGGCTGGGTTTTATCTTACAGATTGTAATAAGTAATGCACCCTACCAAAATCGCAAGAGCAATACCAGCCCAAATCAAAATACGCTGTTTTTCCATATTAGTCACCTCCTTATACACTCTTTACCAATTATGATGCCACCAGATAGCCTTGCCACGAATAACATCACCGCCTGGTTTCAGTTCTCCGTCGCCTGGCACATCTGGCAATTTCCACAAGTCCCAGCGTTCAAAAGTAGTTGCCGGGCCGTAGTCGTCTAAGTCTGCTGCTTCTGCATGTGTCATTACGGTATCGGCATTAATGTCCAATCCAAGCTCCTCACACAGTACAGCTACAACTTTTGCCATACTATCTATCTGTAACTCTGTCGGTGGCACGTTGCCAAAGTCGATACGACCATCAGCATAGGCTACAGCATCTACACAGCACGCTAAAGCAATCCCAATAGCTCTAGAATTGCGCCGCCATGTATGAGCCTTATATTCAGTTAAATCATCGGTTGTCGCCATAACAGCGCCGTCGCTGTCAATGTTTAGGTGATAGTCACTAAAAAACTGGTGATAAATACCAGCTGACCAGTGTAGATAGATTTTATCAATATTACCTTTAGCCCTTGCTGCTAACTGCCGCAGCTCATCTAAAGTGATTCTTTTTGTCACTGCCCCCATTATTCTCTGCCTCCTGTTCAAATTTATCAGGAACACCGTCCCCGTCTTTATCTACTAAACTCGTAGCTATAAAGGTCACAAATGCAACCATAGCCGGACCTGTGATCTCATGTATCAACGCCAGCAGGTCAGACATAATAATCTTATCTAGCCACAACCACATATACATCCACGCAGCGTAATAGGTTAGTACCAGCAAAACGACTGCAATAAAATAGCCTACAATGACAGCCATTATATTTGGCGACATTGAGGCTACTTTATTTCTGGCACTCACTATTAAGTTTTTTATTTTCTCAAGCATAAATATCACTTATCCTTACACGAACAGTTATTACATTTGTTTTCAATCAGTAATAGCCGTTCACCAACTTCGTTAATCCTGTTATGTGCAGATTTTGCCCTCTGATCAATCTCAGCAAATTTTATCTTTAACTCTGTTGTACGTTCTTGCTCCCTATTAATAGTCTTAGCTAAAGCGTCAACAGTCTTTTGGAGGTTCTCTATCGCCGTAGACAAAGGATTTATGATCCAAATCTTAAATACAAAACCTACTATACCAAATAAAAAGCTAAAGATTGTTATTGAAGCCATTGCCATTTCAACCATCTTTGCACCCCTAATCTAATATAATAGCGTCCAATTCCTCTTTGCTTAATGCTGCGGCTACCTCTGCCTGCTTACTCCAACCTTGCTGCTTGCAAGCGCCCACGTGGGACGATAAGTCAGCACACCATGTATATACCTGCGAAGCATTAAGATACTGTATTGTTTTAACAGTTTCACCTTCTTTATACCCCCGTACCGGACAGCCGTCAGGATATTCATTTTTAAATCGTTCAGTGCTTACGTTCAGCGCAATCCCCTGCATCGTAAGCTGCGTGTCCTTATCGCTATCATATCTTACTATCTCACCAGTGCATTCAGATATAAAACCGCCTGTGATTTTCCTTTCAGTCCAAGCGTCTACCTCTGACAGCTTGATAGCTTTAAGTTCTTCCAATGTAGGCTCAGGCGATGTATATTCACTATAAGTACCGTCAGCGTTGCGTATATATTCTTTACCGTCCACATTGCCGATCAATAATTGATAATCTTCCTCTGTAATTAATACAAACCCTTTTTCAAGCAGTTCTGTAACTTGTTCCTGTGTTTTTTCTTCGGCGACGTAAGTGTCACTGCGTCTGCCATTTTCGTCAAATTTTATTAAATAAGTCATACTTTTATTTCTCCTTATAGAAAATTCCACTGGATTTACCATCCAGTGGGGCGATCAAACTACATTCCCCCGTACTTTTACAACAGCGTTTCAGGTTGTAATGCAAACTAATAACAATAAAGGTGAACAATTATATAAGAACCAAGTAACTGTAACAGCTATCTCTAACAATGGTTTTACCATTGGGTCGCCCGGACAAGGACAAAGATATGTAGCGTTTGGTATAAGTTAAGTCAAGCCACAAGCATAAAGTCTACAAGGCTGTGAACCACTCCAGCGATCATCATTGTAACCATTACATAGGGTAAAACTAATACTGGTATTACTAACACTTGTAACAAATGTTTCGCAGTTGCTGGTTGCTATAACATTCGCATAATACAAAGTTGAAAAGCTTCTGGGGAAATTAATACTTCTATATGTAGCATCAGTATTGCCTACCCACCACTGGATGGTAAATCCAGTGGAATTTTCTCGCGCCCAACCTGCCGACCCTTCTGAAACAGTCCAACCGGAACCAATACTTGCATCACAAGCTGTTATAGTGCCAGCTTTTAAGTAGACCGGCGTGGTGCTGTCACCTACAGTACTGTTACTCGCAGTTGCCGTACCAGCATTAAGATAAATTGCCCTTACGCCACTGCCTACCGTGCTGCTCCCGAGTTTTGTTGCTGTAGTTGCGGTAGTCGCATTAGCTACGTTGTTAATAGTAATAGTACTCGTTGTACCATCGTTCTTTGTTATAGTAATCGTTGCATCAGAATTACTCAGTCCTGACAGTGATGCGTTAATTGCAGCTCTTATTTTTTCAACTGTTACTATTCCTTCAAGTCCCATTTTCCTCACCTCAAATCGTCAGAACAAAGCCGGCAAACTTCTCCGTACTTTGGATTATGATATTACTGCCACTTTCAACTACGTCTACCATAACACTCTCATAGGTACTGCCATTAGTACGATACATACCAAGGAAGTGTTTTCCTGAAGCTGCCAAGGTAAATGGGTAGTAGCCGTTTGATAATGTTCCCCAGTTGGCGCTACTTGCTGTAAATTCAGTTTTGGTTACTGACGCAGCACCGGTAACAGCTTCTGTAACTTCATCTTTTGTAGCATAAGTAGATGTGATAACATTGCCACTAGCATCTTGAGTTGCTTTAGTAGCACTGGTCGCATTAGCTACATTATTTATCGTAATAGTGGTAGTTGTACCGCCTGTATTTACGGATAACTGATTGGCAGTGCTTCCAGCTGTTACAGACCTTACACCTGTGTTATTAATGGCATTGCTAGATATACTTATACCTGTGCCTGCTGTATAAGTAGTATCCGTAAATACAGCATCAGCCGGTACTGTTTTGTTAAGGCTATAAGTACAAGCTTTAGGAACACCACCATCAAAATATACAGGCTGTGTTGTACTGCCGGCAGAAGTTGTTAGTTTAGCGGCTGCAACTGCAGTTTCAGTTTTACCGAGTTTACCTGCTATAGCTTCATTCATAGCTGCCGCACCCGTTTTATCTTCTGCAATGTAATCGGCAATTTCTTTTAACGTATCGTAAGTATCAGGCGCTCCGTCAATCAGCTCATCTTTTACTGCCGACTTTGCAGCCTCAATAGCACTGTTCATATCAGCAGTCTTTGCATAACTCGAAGCTGCTACGCCACCTAATTTACTACTATCAGCGGCAGTTTCGGTCTTACCGAGCTTGCCGGTATCCAACGCTTCAAAATTAGCATTAATCTTAGCGTCTCTCTCTGCTAAAGTTCCGGTGACAATTTTTTCTACACTCATTCTAAGTAACCTCCATCTAATATTATTTTCCCTGTGAACGCTTTGCTCACATTTATAACAACGTTACCGTTATTATCTACTTCGGCATTAGCATAGTAAGGATAACTAACGCCATCAATTATTTGTGTTAAGCTGACAATGACCGGACTGTTTCCTGCCTGGTGTTCCTCAGCGGATATGGTTAGTACGAAATCACTGCCAACCTCTGCAAAATCTTCCTCCGTAAAGTTTTTGACATAGACCTTATCACCAGTCTTTTTTGTCAGCGACGCCAGTATAACGATACCCGCAAACTTTTCAGGAACTTCGATAATCACATTTTCAGCGTCCATATAAACGCCGGTTAGTACCATTTCATACTGAGGCTTCTTGACTTCCTTGTAAACGCCTATAAGCCTACTGTTACCCATTGCCATTGTAAGACGCCACATGCCGTTGTTTTCAGTCCATCTGTCATCTGTCGCAGTAAACTCTTTTGTTATAGTTCCGCTCTCAAAACGTAGTAAAATATCTTCTGCACGGTCAGCTGCATCTTCTGCTTTCTCTGCATCTTTCTTTGCAGATTCTGCACTTTCTGCTGCATTCTTCTCTGATTCCTTTGCTGCGTCAGCGCTCGCCTGCGCCTGCTCGATTACTTTCTCGGCATTTTCCTCAAACTTTTCAATTCTTTCAGTCGTTTCTTTTTCAAAGTTTTCAATTTCAGTAGTAACCTCAGATTCGAAGCGGTCAATCTCTTCATTTGTTTTTTTCTCAAAGTCTTCAACCTCTTCACGAAGTTCGCCGAAATCTGTTTTAACTTCCTGAATACACATCGTATTTCGATCTATCGCAGTCTCATATGCCTGTGTCAGCACCTGCGGCGGAAATACTGTTGGCTGTACTATATCCGTATTACGGTAAAAGTTTAAAACAGTACCTTCAGGTAAACTTGCGGACACAGTAACAATAAGGTTTTCTACAGTATAGTCCGTGCCATAATTCAAAAGTACTTCGCTGCCCTTGTCGTCTTCATATCTGACCTTCACGTCATCTGCACTCTGATATTCAAATGGCAGAGAATATGAGGTATCAGGTTTAAACTCATAGCTTATTTTTGTTGCCGTAGTTGTTACGCTCACATTATCACCTCCTAAAAGCCCTGCCTTTTATTGTTATAAAATCCAAATGTCATCGACTTGCCACGGCCTGCATTAGTCAAAGTATATGGATCAAGGCTAAAGTTATCAGAGCCTTTACTTGCTTTGCCTCCAAGTGAAGAGCTGTAAAGCCCCTGTGCGGTCGTCATAATCCCTCCCAGCAAGCTCATTTTCCTTGTCATCTTCGCCGCAGACCTATAATTCGCTGCCGCCGCCTGCGCATTATATATATTCTGCCGGTAGTTAAGGTCAACGTTTGCCAGGTTTTCATTTATCGTTCGAGAGTCTCTTTCAAAAGCATTTGCATTTGCTCGGCCAAATGCTGCGCCTAAACTGCTCCCGGATTCAAGACCACCTGCAGCAAGCGCTGCAGTATTCTGTCCCTGTATCAGGTTGTACCTCTGCCGAGCTTCCTGTTGCTGCCGAGCCGCCTGGTCAGCTGCCGTCTGCCTGTTACGTTCTGCTATAGCCGCATTCTGTTCCTGTATCTGTGCCTGAGCATCATAGCCTGCTGCCTGCTGCCTACCTGACATATAGGTCATCAGACCTGATCCTACCGCAAATAATGCCCCCATCACACACTCTCCTTCACATAAATATCAAAATCGCCAAGGTTCATTTTTAACTTGAACCCGAACGCTTTTGTCATGGTAAAGCTTTGTTCATAAAAATGCCAAGTCATAATATAAAGCCGACAGTATTTTTCAAGCCAGCCTTTTATCCTTTCTCTGCCAATGCTTACAAAGCTTTTTTTGCATTCAAACAGCTTGTCAGTACCTACTATATATGCTTGATATCTATAAGCGCCCATCGGTAACCTGTCTGTTAGCCCAAATATGGCGACTGGTTCTTTATCAATGTATACCACATTCATCTCACATGATTTTTCAATATGTAGTTGTACTGCCGCTTCAGTATCTTTGCCAAAAATCAACCTGTCATTCACACGGGCTTTGGCAAATATCCTGACCACATCTTCATACATATCTTCACTATAAGGCTCTATCTTTATCATCTGATGTTCACATCCACATCCCGCGCTACGAACATTATTCTCAATGGATACGGTTCTTCACTGAATATCGTCAGCTCATCTGCTCTCGCGCTGTTCTGGTCAAGTGTCACTGTCTGAGTTCCGCTTAACAGTTTAATACCGAAATTTTCGTCAAGCTGGCTTTTCCCTCCGTTATCCAATGTACTAATCAAAGGAACAGCTCTATCTTTACTTCTACTGTATGCATAACCGGAATAACTCAGATAATAACGGACTACAGTAGAATTCAAACACCGTGATTGATCTACTATGCTGCCTGTTTTTTGAATCGTTGTATGTGTCTCAGGAATAGTCATAGAAAACTCATACCCAAGCCCAACAATTATTTTAGAGTACACACCGCTTAATGGTGGCTCTATCTCTATCTTTCCATCATTGGCAACGACCTGTTCTTTAACGTTGAAAATATCACCGCTGGTCATTACCCATACAGTTTTACCGGCAAAACGTTCAATAACTATATTCGAGCCGTCGTTATTTTCAAATATCTCTGCATTGTCCATCATACAATAATCGGCTGGATCTTCAGTATATTGGTCCAATTCCTGACGCTCTATATAGTAAGTACCGTCACGCTCTACCACGAAATAGATAACGTCTGTATCATCTTCTTTTATCGTCTCTACTGCAATATAATTTCCCTGCGTGCTAAACCTCGTCCAACCGAAAACTTTTTCCTGCAGCATATAAGTCAAGCAAAGCATAGAACCATCATCAAGGATGAGATAAATCAAACTATCCGGATATTTAGTATAGGTGTAATCAGCTATCTTTTTACCGTTCAGCAAATGATGAACCATCAAAGTCAGCTCTGTTCCATCATAACGATCCATAGCATAGTTATAAGAAAAATCCCTGATATATGCTTCGTTGCTCTGTATATACAGAACTCTATTATCCGCTACGAACGGAATATGAGCTTCACTGCTGCCCCAACCTGTTTGGGTATTGATACTGATCTGCGCCGGAGTTACCACGCTTGAGCCTGAAATAATGCGCTCATCTTCACCTGTGAAAATGCACAGATCTTGAAACGTAATCAGATTTTTTATTGCATAATCATTTCGGGCGATAACGCTTGTATTAATAGCGCTGTCATCGGTCAAAGTCCCATCTTCTATCTGCTCATCAAAATTAGTATAATCACTGCTTTTACTCAACCAAAGACCATTAGGTTTGCTGTCTGTATTGGCCAGCACCATACGATCCTGAAAAAATTCTATGCAGGAAGGATATTTCTTCGTTGAACTAAATTCAGACAATGCAAACTCGTCTATACTGTCCGTAGAACCGAGTGAACGTATAAGCGTGCCTATCGCCTCTGTATCACTTGTTATCTCTGTAAGTTTGATTATCCCTTCTGCAGTATAGCTGAAGCTAGTAAGCGTTACAGTACATGTACCACTGGTAATCGCAAACTTCACTTTGAAATAATAAGCATCTTCGCGGTCAACCGAACCACTATCACTGGCGTTATAGTCATCGTTATTAGAGACATATGTCGCATAATCAATATATTCGACATTATCTTTAGATCGCATAAGCGTTACAGTGCCGCTCCATATACCAGAAGTCCGCAAGCTCCAACTGTCACCAACAAACAAAGCTGATCCGGTTCCTTCACCACCGGAAGAATTGACAGCGGTTTTAGTCGCAATTTCCTGATACAGTTTTATACTGTCACCAACCATGTTTTCTTCAAAAAACGGCTGATTCGATGTAAGCGTTATGATTCCGGATGTTCCGCTCGGATAAAGTACTGTCTGCTCATCATAGTTATATGTGATTATTACCCATCCGTCCGAACCGTCGCTGCCATTTAACGCTGCATCTGAATAAGCAACTCCCTTGGCACCACCTTCGCCACCATAGCCATAGCTTGTACCGTCTGAGCCGTTCTTTGCGCCACGGTCTGCCGAATAAGCCGCAGTAGCTCCGCCGCCGCCTTTAGCCGTGTATCCAAAAGCAATTGAATCGCTGCCGTCTCCGCCGGGGCTGCCATAGCCAGCTCCATAATGGACAGGACTGCCTTTGCCGCCTGCGCCAACAATTATGTCAAAAGATTCATCTTTGGTTAACTCAATCTCGAAAGTTTGCAAACCACCACGGCCACCATTACCACCCGAACTTTGCTTATCACTTGCTTTCCTGGCTACACCGCTGCCACCACCGCCACCGCCAGCAACAGTCACTGTATGCAAGCCTGTTTCTTTCGCTTTAAAAATATAATTGCCCGGAGCCGTGTATTTCTGTACCGAAGATGTATTATCAACCAATTCACCAAATGGCGGTATCTTGATATTCAATTCTTCAAAGCTCCACTCTTCGCCGTCCTTTTTCAACTGATAAATAGGTAAGTCGCCGCAGACCAGAAACATCGTATCTGCAGACTTTATAAACTTAAGCTTTTTTATGTTTGCTTCTGAAAAAGGAGCTTCAAGTTCTCTGACTTTTTCACCTTTGTATCTTACTGTTAAATAGTAATCCGTAAATTCCAACATATAGTCTGTTGTAGGCTGGCTGAATGCTATTATTCTTGCTTTATGATTCTTTGCCGTCGTACCTTTATTGGTTGTCCCCATCCGCTTATAAATGCTGCCATAAGGCTTTACCGTTCCATTTACACAATCTTTCAAGAAGGTTCTATATTTATCCATATCAAGCCGGGCCAGCACATCAGGAGAAGCTATCCCACCAGTAAAATTATTTAGCAAATCCCTATACACTACCAGCACCCCCTAAAAATCTTTGGCTCTGGCCGCAGCGTCTGCTTGCGCTCATTATTATTGCCTGCTGACGCTTTAGCATAGGCAAGCTGAAACAGCTGATACTGCGTTTCCGCACTTCCAGAAGATCCACTGACTACAGTAGAAAGCATATAGGCTAGATAACGGACTAGCGCTTCCGTGAACAGCGGCGGCCAAAACTGCGGATTGTCTATGTACCTGGTATATTCAATCTCCAAATGTTTTGCTTTAGTTGCAAATACTTGTACGAATAAATCTTCCTGCGGCGCTTTTATTTTGACGCTCATTATCTCATAACCGTTATCATTTTCAGGTTTATCCCATTCAAATACTCTGCCGTCAAGCACAACGCTCCTGACCCGTACCGCATCACTTGGATATTTGAAATAGTTCAGCTTCTCCTTTGGCAAGTAGCTCTTATCAAGAGTCTTCACATCCAGTCTGCTTATTGTTCTTCTGATCTTCGCAAAGCTCCAGTTACTCATTGCCAGCAGCTGACTTAACGCAAACGGGAACATCTTGTCACATTGCCTAGCTTCTTCTGTTCCGTCTTTCAAACCGATTATAGGCCGTACTTTCAGCTGTACCAGTGCTAAATTACATATATCAACTATCGAATACTGCATATTATTACCTCCCTCTTCCAGAAGCAGCATTTCTGCTGCCTTTGGAAGAAAGAGCGGGACTTACCCCGCTCACTCTTATTAATCTTCTTTTTTGGAAGTAGTTACTTTACTTCCAGCAATTAACCTAAAACAGTTATCCGGAAAAATATCCTTAGCCGCAAATTCGCACATATCACCCGGCTTGAAATTCTTGATCTGCCCGTTGATTCTTGCCTGACAGTATTTCGTGCATACATATTTAGACATTTAAACCAACCCCCAAAGGAGAAGCAACGCCGTAGACGATGCCTGCTGTAATCTTGCCGCTGTACTCGCCTGCTGCAGATGCAAAGATGTAACGCCCCGGAATAGTCGGAATAGGAGCGTAACCGAGCCGGCTTCCTTCTTTGACCGTAACTTTAAAAAGTTCTTTTTTATCTGTGCCCTCTGCGGTATTCCCTGCGCTGACGGTCACAGTTATGTCAGCTGTAGCCAACCCATCAAGAGATACTCCATATTGGGCATTAGGATAAATAGTATTGGAGAAAGAGGCTCCAGTATCAATAATCTTTGGCAAATCGCCTGCCGCATAATCAGCTGCGATTGCATTTGCTGCCTGTACATCATATTTCATAATCTATCACTCCTCGTATAATAAATTTCAAAGTTAAGGCCGCATAATGCGGCCTATATTAAATAACACGCGCTTCGTTCATATGGATCTGATCTACACGACGGATAGGCATTTCATCAAAGGTCATTAGCTTGCGCCCTTCGATACCTTCCAAACGCGGCTTGGCAGCGGAATAATCAAACATCGCTCCGAGCTGACGATTAGACACAATATCCTGACGCAGCTTGGTTCTTACTTTGCGATTCATGTAGATCGCTGGGCGGCCAGTGCTGGTATTGTGCAGACGCTCAGAAGCTTCGATCATCAAGTTGATAAGTTTGCCGCTTTCAATTGTGTTGATATCAATATTGCAGATACGTACTACCTGACGCAGATCTTTTACAACTAAGCCGGAAGCCCAGCTGAAAGAAGTCTTGATGCCCGGCATATAACCAGCACCTACTGCCATAGTATCGTCCTCAACAACGGCGCCCTGCTGCAGACCTGCCTTAGATCCTTTGGGATAGAAAGTATATACGCCGTTATCATAGCTCCATACCACGAACCAGATAGAAGTAAGATTAGCACTTGTACCACCTGCATCTAATACATATTCCGAAGTTTCCGGAAGGATTCCGTCAGTCTTACGGGTCAGTGTGCTATAACGTTCTGCTAGTCCCAGCATACGGTCTTTACCGTCAGCAGTACCGCCATAAATCATGCTGCGTGCCATAGCCTGATTGATTGCTTCGATTTGCGGCCGGGACTGTGCCAGCAGGAACCGGTTACGCATTCCATTCAACTCGTACAGTGCCTTATCGATAACTACAGGACGGTAGAACATCGCACTGAAATCAGTCATCGCAGCAAAGCTGCCAGGCTCCGGTTTAATTACGTCATTGTAATAACGCAGTGCTTCACCGGGTAGAGAGGTACTGATTACTTCTTTGTTGCTATCGCCGTTGTTAGCTTCTACTACCACAGAATCTTCCAAAATCTCATTGGTCTCAGCCAAAAGATTTACGATAGCGTTTTCTTTCAGCTGCCCATCAGGGGACAGCACCGCCATCACGTCATGAATTGTTGGATTGAGTTTTTCTACTACTTCTGCCATTTAAGTCACTCCTTTTTATTTAAGTCGCCGAACATAATGTCGGCCAGACTGGGAGCCGCTTTACTAGCCCCAGTGCCACCGCTCATAAGGTTACCGTCCTCTCCTACAAGAGGATGCAGCGCCTGCATGAGCTGAATAATTTTAATATTGCCTTGAATGCCTGCCATATCGATGACCTGCTTTAAACCGGGGATTTTACTCTCCAGTGCATTCATAGTCACATTGGCCTCACTGATTGCTTTTTGGTATTCCGGCGTTACGTTATCAAACGTGGCTCCGAAATGTTTTAATGCTTCTTCGGTATTGGCAGTCATAAAATTAGCCCTCGCATTACATACATAATCGAGAGCTTTTTTTGCCATCTCCGGATCGGTGATCCCGATAGCATTCAATTCTTTTGTACACTCTGCCACAATCTCCGGCGTCGCCAAATCACCTAACCGCTCAATAATTTCAGACTTTACAAAAGTCTCATCAACTGTTTGGTCAGGCTTATCGTCCGCCTTTTCAGGTTGCTTCCCCTGTTCAGACGCAGGTTCTTTTGCTCCGGCTCTTTTTTCAATCTCCGGTGCTGGCTCTGTTTCCTTCTGCTGTTCCTGTACAGGTTCTGCCGGCTGTTCCTCATTCATGTTATTGTTGAGGTCATTTACTTCTTCCATCTTTGTAACTCCTTTCAAAATTTGCTTCTTGTTCGCGTATCCAGGCGAAGCGTTCTCCCTCAGCTCTAAGAAGCTGCAGTACTCCATCTTCTCCCATTTTGCGTATCTCATCCGTTACCACAAGCACCGCTTTCCTTGCGCCTTCTTTTCGGTAGGTATCAGCGTTACCGGTAAAGGTAGAGGCATAATAATAATTTGATACCATAAGCTTAGTTAAAAACCATCTGCCCCGTTCATCACTGAGCAGAAACTCATAAGCTTCTTTGTCTTTTACTCTGGCCTGCGCTTTTAAAAAGTCATTACAGGCTTCCTTTTTATCCAGCTCTTTCATCTTTGCTACATTTCTTGTCGGTATCATACGCCACCCCGCAAACTGCTGAGTAAATTATCCAACGGTGCTACGCTGCCGTTGTCTGCCATCTCCTGAAGATTGGCCGCTGCCTGTGTGACATTAGGTAACGCCTGCGCTACCGCCATATCTTCCTGCATCTGTTCCTGCTGTTGGGCTGCCTTAGCCTGCTGCTGCTGAATTTCAGCGTATTCCTCGTCCGTGTAGAGTATCTCACTCTTCACGCCCAAATCATCTATCCACTTACGCAGGAACACACTTTCATTAAGCATATTCACTACGCCAGGCTTAAGTTGCGCCGTCTGGCCTATTGCTGCCAGCGCTGACTCATAATCTTGTACTCCGCTCATCCTCTGCAGTTTTGCCAGCGGTGATACATATTCGATTTCCAGCTCCATACCGTCGTATTCAGGCGGCATTTCAAAAACACCGTTTTGCGTATAAATACCATAGACCCGTTTTATATCACGGCTCAGTACCTCTGTGTTAATACGTGTAACTACCGGTGTGAGCTGCTGCATCTTCTCCTGCTGCCTCAAACTCCATTCGTAAGCTGTACGACCTGTATTATCAAACTTCTGCTGTTCAAGCATCGCAAACAGATTCGTATTATAGGCTGCGTTGATTTTATCTTCCCTTATTGCCGCCTGCTCATACACTTTGTCGAACACCGGCGCTATGTCAAACAGCGACTGGACTTTACCAAGCTGCATATCTACATCTGTTATAGCACCAGGCCTGTAATCTGTGTCAGTACCTGTAGGAACCTGCAGTGCCGGATTATAAAACAGCTCCATATTTCCTGCTGCAGCTTTAAGTAAGTCAAACATCACCCTGTTGTCGCTGTCTGCAAACCAGCCGGGACCAATGCCATAATCGCTATTAGGAATAGCAAGATAACGCATTATTGTAATCGGACAGGTTTCAAAGCCTCCTACATGGATAAATTCCTTATCGCTGCAGTCCAGCCAATAAAGCGACACATAGCGTTTTCCCTTTGGTCCTAACGCCTTATTGTCATAAGCAGGATTCTTAGTCATAAGCCAGTAGACTTTCATAAGGCGTCCGCTGTTTTTGCCGTCCTTGTACTCCTGCTGTTGCTTTTCAGGCAGCGCTTCAAGCCCAAACTTACTTACTATCTTAGATAAGCTCATTTCCTTTTTGACTGCAAAATGCGTTACTTCCTGCCACGGATCTAGTGCGTAAGCGTATGAGCCAATAGAATAATTTTCAAACACCATACCTCGCTCCGGAATAAAGAAACTCCCGCGCGGAGACTGCCCAAAAGAAAGCTCAAGATTAGCGCTGTAAATCGATGAATAGAAATTGCTGGCGTTAAGCGCTTTATTAATCGTATCCCTTTGGTCCTGCAAAATAGCTTTCAGGGTCTGGTCATCCTCTGCGAAGCGTGACTGCAGATCAAACCATTCCACAGTTTGGGGAACAGATCCGTTCGTCATACCACCGGCAAATATCTGCGCTGCTCTCCACGCTGTCCCGTCGATAATCCCTGCATCACGCTTTATCATCTTATCCCGTCCGTCCAGCTCACCTAAAAAAGGTATTTGATACTGCTGGATACGGCGCCACATTACAAGACAGTTCTGGTAATCCTTAGCGTTGAACAGTTCGTCGTGTATGCGTTTTGCTTCTTCAAGTTTCATTACATCTGTTTTCATCGCTTACACCCCGAATGTTTCGCCGCTGGTCACGCTGCCCTGTGTTGCTGCGAAGTTAAATTTCTTCTTGTTTTTGCGCTGCTGGTCAAGTGCGCTTGTCCCGTCCGTCCTGCCGCTTACATCTGTAGCCGCTGCCGCTACCTTAGGAACCTCAGTTGCAGGTGTACCAAACAACTTATTTGTTAATCCACTCATTGCCCTCACCTCCTTTTAAAGCTTTGCCAGCGGATTATAATTTCTTGCACTGCCTTGCTGCCTGCTCCTTTTCAGCAGGTCAAGCGCCGGCGTACTAACTTTCATCTCACGTCCAAACGTCAGCGCCAAGGCATCCGCTCTGTTAGGGCTAAATGGCATATCTCTTTTACGCTGGAGTTGTAATTGCCCACGGTCATTGACATATGCTTCAGGCATCATAAGCTCTGCAGCAATCTCTCTGTCCAGTTCATCTAAACAGCCACCGTTAATAAGCCATTGCTTCATCCTGTCCCACATTTCCATGCGTTTATTAGCATATTGAGTTTTACTAGCAGTGGCAGAAGAATTTACTAAGTGCCAATTACGCCCCATGTATTTACCAGCAGAATAAATGCCCTGACCGTAACCAAAATCTATGTTGACCTGCTGAGCTTTATACTTATCTTCAAACAGAGCTACCTTTTCAGCAAAAGCAAAATTATCGTCACTCTTCGGCTCTTCGTAAAGCAGCTTGCTGAGGTTCCCCTTACGCAGATAGATAACTGCTGCATCCTTACCGCCCCAAGCTGGGTCAACGCCGATAATAGCAGGTGCAAACTCTACGTCTTTGCCCGTAATGCTTCTTGACTGCGCAGCTTCTATTACATTGCGTCCAATAAACTGCAGCTCGCTCGAACTCGGCGGCTCACCCAAGATACGAACTTTAACGAAGTCGCTCTCAAGGCCGTATGTCTCAATCCACTCATTGAGCAGTTGCTTATTCGTTATCTCTACTGTCCTGCTGTCTATTTTCCGCGTATGCCAACGGTGACGCTCTTTGCCTAAACAATCCGCGAAGCGTCCTATGTTCTTAGTAGGATTGCCAAAAACCAGCCACAAAAGCTCAGTGTCCGAATCTGTCATCGCGCCCTCAGCAACTTCCCAGATAACGTCTTCTATTTCAGACGCCTCATCAAAAATAAGCAGTATTCGATTACCCTGATTATGCAAGCCTGCAAATGCTGCGGGATTACTCTTGCTCCACGGGATAGCGTCTGCGCGCCAGTTTTTATCGTGACCTTCTACTACGCTATACATAGACGTTGCAGTATATACAAACATCTCACTCGCTATATTAAGCCTGTGCCACTTGCCAAGCTCTGGCCATGTTTTAGTCCGCAGCTGCGTGTCCGTATTTGCTGTGACAACTACCCTTGTATCTGCCCGGGTATACATAGCCCATTCAATGAGCCACGCTACTACAGCGCTCTTACCAATCCCGTGTCCTGATGATATTGCATTTCGGATAAGCCTGCACGGGTCATCCCTCATACTGGTTGCAAGCTCTTCCATAAGCTCAAGCTGCCATTTTTGCGGCCATTTATTCTCCAGTTCTCCTTCTCCCCATGGATACATGGCTTTCACAAATCCCGCCGGGTCATATTCAAACTGTGCAATAAATTCGATTAATTCTTTTTCTATCATGATTTACCACCCTCAACGCGTCCCTGGGCTTTCTTAAGCACTGTTACTATATCTACTTTTCCGGAATGTTCTACTTGCTGCTGATCTTTCCACCCAAAGTTATTTTTTAAATTAAAAATGACGCCTACAACATTCTTTCCGTCAAGCAGCCTCTGTTCAAGCGATTCTTCTATTTTCGTTTTCGCTTTTTTTATAGCGTCAGAAAATTCACTTTCTTTTTCATACTGCAAAAGAGTTTCTCTTGTCATCCCCAAACCTAATGCTAACCCAGTAATAGTGTATCCAAGATTGTCTTTATCTCTGCTTTCAAAATATGCATCTATCTTTCTCTGCATTTCAGTTACGTTATCAAACTTCTTAGGTCTTCCTCTTGTCATCTCTCCTCACCACCTTTGCAAACTTTGTAAATAAAAAAGCACTCACGGATGTGAGTGCTTAATCTTAACTGCTTTTAAACGCTTTAGTCCATTTTTCCTTTATTCTTCGCATTTCTTCGTTGTACTTGACCAATAATTCTCTGTCAATATAAAACTCTTCATCAAAAGTGCTCTTCAATGTTCCAACTATTTTTAATAGCATTTTATATATTGAATTAATCTGCCAGACTCCATTTGATAAGCAATCATATTTACGAAACCTTTGTTCTCCAT